AATAACTTAAAAGACCTTACAGATTACAAGTCCGTAAGTGTTGCAACAGTTGCAGCAGGTGGCGGTGGTGGAGGTGGGGGTGGACCAAAAGCAGGTCCTGCAACTCCAAGAACAACTTGGAAATACAACGCTCCTATGGTTAAACACGCTTATTTTAATGCTGCTTCAGTTGCTCCTTCACTACAGACTTCTTTAACTACCTTAAAAGGAACAAGTCCTGAAAAGTTTAACGATGCTTTAACAAGTGCTTTTCAATTAAAAGGTACTCGTGGAGTTATTCAAATGAGTGTTGACACAGCAGCCTATTATAAAAAACAATCAAAAGATAAAAAGACATCACAAACGCCTTATGGTTTTAGGTTTCATTACAACCCGACTTCCATCTCTTTAAACTACGGTCAAATGGGTGGTCAGTCTCCAGAACTGCTAATGAGTGGAAGAGACCAATACAATCCTTTACTACCTTTAGAAGGCGGTAGTGGATTGCAGTTTGATTTGTACTTAAACCGTATTGAAGATATGAACTATGTTCGTGCAGACGGAAGTTTGCGAAACAACTTAGGAAAAGACTTTAATGCTACAGATATCTATTCAGAGTCTGTATCAACTGATGACATAAAAGAGATTTACAACAAAGGCACTATGTACGATTTAGAGTATCTATTTAAGTCCGTTCATGGTGAGTGGGGTAGTTACAAAAGTGCTTTGCGTGGACAAACTGCAGATATTGGTTGGTTAAACGGTGTTGCCGTGGAATTTCATCTAGGAAGTAACATGAGATACCTATGTAGAATTAACTCAGTGGCTGTTAACCACGCTATCTTTAATGAACGCATGGTTCCAACTTTAACTACATTGCATATTTCTGCTTCTAGATTCTACGATTTGAAGGTGAAATAATGATTTATTTAGATAGTCGTTATGCTGATGGCACTATTTTTAAAGCCTATAACTCTATTAAAGACAGTTTTGAACAAACTGTTTTTAGAGTGTTTCCTGAAAAAGCATCTGAAGTCTTTTATTATCAGTGGAAAGAAGGCGACAGAATAGATTTAGTTGCCACTAAATTACTTGGATTGCCAGAATACTGGTGGCAGATTATGGACTTTAATCCAGAAATTATTAATCCGTTTGTTATACCTGTTGGAGCGTATCTAAGGATTCCTAATGGCGATTAGTAGCATTCCTGCAGGATATCAAGCACGGTATGGGACAAGTTATAAAGTAACGTTTCCTGACTTTCCGTCTTTTAAAACTCAACCTTATGAAATTGAGTTGCACCAAAAAATAAAGACTCATGACATTTTAATCTTAAAGTTTCAAGTTTCAACGCCTTTATTTTTTAAAGCATTTAGGACTGGAACTACAGTACAGGTAAATTGGACAAACTCTGCTCCTGCAAAAGGGGTCTTTACTGGATACATCTCTACAGTTAAAAAATCAAAAAAGTCCCCAGTAAACAGCGATGTTGAGATTGTTTGTGTAAGTGGCTCTTTCCCTTTAAAAAATCAAGACTCAAATATTTGGAAGAAAAAAAGCATTCCTGAAGTTGTAGACCTAATTGCTAAACGCACTAAAATGAAAGCAGTTGTTACTACCCATTATTACAAATGGAGTCAGTTAAACCAACACGGAGTGTCGTATTGGGAATACCTTGTTGCTTTATCAAATGCTTTGGGATATGCCTTATGGGTAAAAGGAACAACTATTTACTTTAAAAGCATTGACGACGTATTAACAAAATCTGTTGGAACAACGCCAGTCTTGTATTTTGAAAACCAATTGGCTCCACCATTTCACGCACCTATTGAAAGAACCTTAGATTATTTTGAACCAACTTCTGGCGATTTCATTGAAGGAGAAGGAGTTACTCCTAGACGAACACAGCAAGTAGGTGGAGTTGACCCAGTTAGCGGAAAAATGTACGGTTCTATTCAAACGCCTCAGACTAATAAGACTATGAAGAGTCGACTTAGCCCAGTTTTGTTTGAAGACCATGGTGCTATTAAGGTTGTCAACTCTGCAGATAACGCTAAAGTTCTTGCAAAAGGTGCTGCAGAAAATGCACGTTTATCCAATCTTGCATGGTGGTCAGGTCAAGGAGACCCTCGCATCAGTCCGTATGCAGCGGTTGATGTGCAAGGCATTGACGATATCAACGATGGTATTTGGATTGTTCGTTCGGCTACCCATGTTATGAGTAAAACAGGTACGTATACCTGTAATGGGTATCTAATGTGCGAAGGAAGCGGACCTGCCGAATCTACCAATCAACGAGTATCTGGAGTTGGTCTTATTCCAAAGTTAAATTTGATTGACCTTGAAGATGGAGATTCATTGGGGATTCCGACTACCCCAACACTATCGTCACCAACATCTATGTTTAGCGAAACTCAAAGTGGCTATACTTTAAACTCTAGAAGATGGGTAGGATAACTATGTTTGAAAAAGCAATTGCATTGCCTTTTAAATTAGATTCATACGGAAAAATCAGCGTTTCTTCTACCTCTTCCGAAATTTGGTCTGACCGAGTTTTGTCAGTTATGGGTACATTAAAAGGCGAAAGAGTTATGGAGCCAAATTTTGGTACTTGGCTTGCCACTTATGTACATGGAAATTCAAGCGGTTTAGAAGACGCACTTCAAACAGAGGTTCAACAAGGGTTTATAAATCACCTGCCTTTGTTAGACTTAGTTTCTACAGAAGTTGTAGCGGACCAATCTACGGGTTCTTTAGACATTGTTATAACTTACAAACTGCCTAATGAAGAAGAACAAAAAACCGTAGTAGCCCTTGCTGCTGTTTCTAGAAAACAACCTATTTATCAGGAGAACCTATAATGGCTATAAACGAAACGCCACCGTCAGTTGACTACACAAGTAGAGACTACTATGCTTTAAAGCAAGAGTTAATTGCTCGTGTTAAAAGAGTTGTTCCTGAATGGAATGGTGAAGACAGTTCCGACTTTGGCCTTGCACTAGTAGAGGCATTCTCCTACATGGGAGATATGGCAAGTTATTATATTGACCGAATTGCTAATGAAGGATTCTTAGCAACAGCAACTCAAAGAAGTTCTATTTTGGCTTTAGCAGAAGTGTATGGCTACACACCAACAGGATATTCAAATGCAAATTTGACTTTAACATTTACCAACGTGTCTAATGCTGCGGTTGAATTACCTGCAGGAGTAAGAGTTACCGCAGATGTCACAGTAGGCACTTCTGTTAAAACTGTAACTTTTACAACCTATACCTCAGTTAGCGTTCCTGCATATTCCAATGGTGCTGCTGGACAAGCAACTGTTGCTGCTTATGAAGGTGCTTTAAACACTGTAGAGTCTTCATCGGTTTATGGTGCTGTTATAGGTACCTCTGATGGGTCTTCAGAACAAAGATTTACAATTTATGATGACCCTGTTGTTTCCGATAGTGTTGAAGTATATGTACAAAGTGGGGTTTCTTATAAAAAATGGACTCAAGTAAAACACTTATTAGATTACGGCCCTACTGACTCTGTTTATTCTGTGGTCATTGATAAAGACAATGTTGTATCGGTTGTTTTTGGTGATGGGATTTCTGGTGCTATTCCAACTCTACAAGCAGTAATTCGTGCAAAGTACATTGTTGGTGGAGGAACTATTGGAAACATAGCAACTTCTCTTATTGATTCAATTTCTTATATTCCAGGACTTACTTCTAATCAAACCGCTGCTTTAAGTGGAAACGTCTCTGTAACCAATACCGTTACAGGAGTCGGTGGTCAAGACCCAGAAAGCAGTTCTTCAATTCGGTTAAATGCTCCTCTCTTTTTAAGAGCACAAAACAGAGCAGTCACATTGGAAGACTTTGAAAACTTGGCTCTTTCTGTTGACAACTGCGGAAAAGCAAAAGCAGTATCAACTGGCTACACATCTGTAACTGTTTATCTGGCTCCAAGACGAGACAGTGGGGATGCAGATGCAACCCCTGGTCTTGAAACAGCATCTCCTTATGGACCAACTATTGAATGGACTGCTCTTCGAGATACAGTGAAAGCCTACTTAGCAGACAAAGTATTAGCGGGAACATCTGTTACTTATACAATACCAACTTACGTTCCAGTTACTTTGAATATTCAATACAAATTGGACCCTGCATACACAACTGCAGAGGCGGAATCAAACATTAAAACATCTATTATCAATAACTTCTCCTATTTCTACCAAGATTTTGGGTCAGTAATAACAGCACAAGACATTGAGTTTGTACTACAAACTGTTCCTGGAATTACAAAAGGTAAAGTACAGTTTTTATATAAAACTGGAGGAACTCCAAGCATTGTAGAAATCACTGCAGCAAATAATGAGATACTTTCATTTGCTGAAGGCTCTCTTATCCTAGAGGCACTATGAGTCAAGATTTATGGTACGGAGTTTATAGAGGTCTGGTAGTTGACAATAAAGACCCTCAAGGTCATCGTCGAGTGACCCTTAAAGTTCCGCAATTGACTGGAGACTTTGTTTCTGATTGGGCTTGGCCTCAAGAAAATAGTTTTTGTAAAGTTCAAGTACCTGAAATTGGTGACGGTGTTTGGGTTATGTTTGAAGGCGGGGATTCTTCGTTTCCCGTGTGGACTGGAACCTTTGGCAAACCTCAAAAAGACAAACGACTTAATATAAAACCTTTAAAAGACTCAGTTTCTTTGACAGGGCTTGAGGCTCATATCATTACCGAACGAACCCTTAATGGAACTACGGAAGTTGATTTGATAGCCACCATAGTTGCTTTAGCAAATAAGGTAAAGACTTTAGAGACTAATTTGGCAAACGTTAAGTCAACTTTGGGCACTAGAACTACTTCAGGCCATACTCACAGCACTAGTGGTTGATAGTTAAGCCAGTTTTATACCTTATTTAACGACAGAATAGACCGAGACATTTAGGAGATAACATGCCAGCCGTATATCCCAGTAGCGTAAAGCCTTTTGACCCAAAGGTTGACTTTACTCAGGTAGTGGTTGCAGAGCACATTAACACTCTGCAAGACGAAGTTCAATCAGTTGAGTCTTACATTGGAACAATGCCCCATGTTTCTGCTGGGTATGGTCCAGGAGCAGGTGCTTTTACAACAAGCACTACTACTTGGTCTTCTTTGGCAGCCCGTGTTCAAAATCTTGAATACGGAATTAACGCTGATGTCCACACTCAGTACTTAAAGTTTGTTGGTGGAGACACCATTCAATCCAGCAATGCAACTGTTGTTGGACTGACGCTCCAAGGGTTTACAAGCCAAACAGCGGACCTTCTTCGCTTTAAAAATTCTTCTGGAACTGTTTTAACTAAAGTAGACGCTGCTGGAAAACTGTTTGTAAATAATCAAGAAATCAAACCAATCTTGATGCAAACAACTCAACCAGATGGTGCTGCTTTAGGACTTCCGACAGGTACTCTGTGGATTGACTCTGATTCGGCTCCAGCAGTTTTGGCAGCAGAAACAACAATTCAAATTACAGGTGGAACTCTTACGGGAGACCAAGCACTCACCTCACGTCTTCGTAACATCACGGTCTCTACATCTGACCCAACTGGTGGTAATAACGGAGACATCTGGATTAAGTACACTGCGTAGGAACTAAAAATGTCTATTGGTTCTAAGGTATCTGGCGACTTTAAGGCTGCCTCTAATATTTACGCCAAAGTAAATGGCGGATGGAAAAAAGGTAGTTTTGGCTATATAAAAGTAAACGGTGATTGGAAACAATTTTGGGCAGAAAAATTAGAAGATTCTTTTGATAGAACAGATACAACAAGTACATTAGGAGTTGCACCTTCTGGTCAGGCATGGACTATTGCTAGAAGTACTTGGCGTATTTCTGCAAACAACGCAACAACAGCAGGTGCCAAAACAGACTACCCTTTAGCCTATGTTGATTTAGGATTTAGTGAAGGTACTCTTCAAGCCAATGAGTTAACTCCAGGAACGGGTATAGCGTTCCGTGTTATTGACGCTAATAACTGGTATGCAGTTGTTCCTTATTATAACCAAACCGCTACAACCTACTCCTATTGTGCAGCGTATGGTTCTCCCTACCAAGTGTGTACTTGTTCTCAAACTGTTCAAACTGGAACTGGATGCAACGGAACTCGTGTTAACCAGACATGTCAAACAGAAGTTTATTGTCCTGGTGGGTATATTGACCAAACTACCCCAGGATATTTTGAAACGTACTCTGGACAGCCTTGTAGCATGGTTGCAGGAGAGCCTGTCATCACTACTAAAGAAGTTTGTACAAATGAGTGCATTAAAGAATGTAATAGAACTACCTGTACTACACAGGTAGTTACTCCAGCCAAAGCAGGATACTACGTATGGGTTGGAAGTTCTAGAATCTATGTTCCTGCACAACCTGCAGTCACTAAAGAAGTCTGTACTACTACTAGAATCTGTTGTGACAGAGACCTTGTCTGTAGAAACGTAACTACCACTACTTACCCTCAAGTCTATCAATGTACTTCTTATACACGTTATGTTGAACCGTACACCTCACAAACGTGTCCTGGAGGAACAGATGTAAGAGATGTTAACTGTGTGGGAGGCTATTGCGATGGAACTGAGTACCCAATTTACACAACAACCTGCCCATGTAATCAGTACACCACTCAAAGAGACTGTGTTCAATCCGCAACTGGAACAACTTATACAAACTATTACTACGTTAGAGTCATACAAATGTCGGGTGGAGTAGCCACTGTTTTATCCGATACTCAGGTTTCAGCACGATGGAACGCTATAAAAGCAACTTTAGACGGACCAACTCTTTCTGTTACGGCTTATAGCGACAGCACTTATACTACGGTTGTCGGAACGGCTTCTCAATCAATTGCTGGTGCTGGAACAGGGTTTGGTGTTGCAAGTAGTGCTAGTAACTTTGAAGATGGTCGTACAATTGGTTCACTATTAATCACACCAAAGGGACAATAAATGGAGAAGAAAAAAAGACCATGGGATATTTGGAAAGAAAAAAACGCTGGTGATTCAGTTCGTCCTTGGGATTTAATGAACCCAAAGATTGGTAGAGTTGATGAAGCGACCTATGAATATCGGTATAACAATCATTGTTTAAATTGCCCTTTTCTTATTCAAGCAACTAAAACCTGTACAAAATGCGGTTGCTTTATGAGTGAAAAGTGTAAATTACCTCACGCTTCATGCCCCGTAGGTAAGTGGGGACCTGTTACAGTAAGCACAGCATCAGAAGGAGAACCAAATGAGTAAAGCACAAGACGCATCAGCCCTGCCTCCAAAACCACTTGCTTTTATTATTGATGGAGAAGTTGTTCTGACTATGTACACAGATGAGCGAATTGCTGCTGTGTTATTAAGCGAACCAACTGTTATTGAGTACGAACATAAAGGTCCAGAGTTTGACCCTGTTGAGGGGGATAAATGGGACGGCACTTCATTTATTAAACCGACTAACGAAAGTGTAGATAATGCCTAATTATAGAGAAGTTAAGGTTTGGAGCGGTACAGAGTGGGAAAACCTAGCCTTAGCGTATCCTGACTTAACTAACTATGCTCGTTTAGATGCTGTAAATACTTTTTCAAGTGGAGCAGTTTTTAATGGGCAAATCATTCGTCCTGCTCAAGTTCCTTATGCTATTGAAGTTGGCACTGTTAATTTAACTACCACTACTAATGGAGACTCATTAATTATTGGAAGCAAGTCTTTTGACCTTGCTCGATTTAATCAAATCCCTGTTGTACTCCTTTCTGTGGTGTACCCAACCACTGTAAAAAATGCTTTTGCAACAGTTAAAACAACTACAAGTTCTCTATTTACCTATGAAGTTGTAGCAAACGTTCCAATTACCGATAGCCAAGCGGGGAATAGTTATCCACTTAAGTTAAATTATGTGGCACTTCAAATGACTGCGTAAGGTGGTGAGTAAATGGCAAAGTACCAAGGTGCTATTTACCGTGGAGCCTATTACGGTCAAACTCCACGGTTGGTTCTTTCAGCAGAACCTATGTCTGCCGTTGCTTTGGACTATGGGCAAATAGTTGTTGACTGGACCCCTCCTCAAGGAACCTTTTACAAATTTAGGTTAATTAGAAACAACGATAATTTTCCTGAATCAGAACAGGATGGGGTTGTTCTTTACGAACAGGCTTCTACTACAAACTTATCTGGAGCAATTAGTAGAAACACCTTTATTGATGGAGTAGATAACCTCATTGACAGTCGTACAGACAACAATGTGCCAATTGCTTCTGGACAGTTTATTTACTATGCCATTTGGTTATTTACCTCTGCAAATACTTGGGTTCTTTCAGGACGTGCTTATACCTTGATGCCTGAAAACAAGGGAACTCAAAAAACCTTGTTTAATTTGTTGCCTAAAGTTTACACAAGCCCAGAACAAAGTCCAACAGGTGTTTCAGATACCTCTAGTGATTTATATAATTTTCTTCAACCATTTTCTTTTACCTATGACCAGTTATTGACTTATTCTGAACTGTTAGCACCTTCTTATGGAAAAAAAACCACACCACCACAACTCATCAACTTGTATGCAAATCAACTCGGTCTTGGTCCAGAAAACGGACTTCCTTACAAAAACAGAAAAAAACTTATAAGAGAAGCCAGTTATCTTTACAAAAACAAAGGGACTGAATTAGGCATAAAGGGGTACACAGAGTCTTTAACAACCTGGTCTCCAACCTTGACCATTTCACCAAACTTAATGCTAGATGTGCAAGATTCTTCTTTTTATAAAGGAATAGGACGCTGGACAAAAACCAACGGAACACTAACGTCAACAAGCAACAAAGTGGGTCCTACAGGGACTAACGCTATTGATAGAAACTATTCTGGTCGTTTTGTAACCTCAACCTCAACTGTAACCTTTAAAGAAAGAACAACAAACGTAGCAAAATTAACATTAAATGCTGCTCACGGATTAGACATCGGAGATGCTATCTCTGTTACTGGGGTTGACTCTACTTTTAATGGCAACTTTACTGTTGCGTCTGTACCAACACCAACAACCTTTACATACGCTAATACCGACATAAACGTAACATCAACAGCAGCAACAGGGTCCGTTTCTAAAACGTCTACGATGAGTTTAGGAAGAGACAACCCTGTATTAAACGGAATCCCTGTACAACCAAGTACTTCGTATCAGTTTGCTTATCACGCTGCTTCTGATTCTAACGGAAACTTAATAGCCTACGTTTATTGGTATGACTATCTTGGCGTACAAATTGGAACATCTGTTGAAGGAACTGGTCTTGGAACAACAGGTGTTTATCAGAGGCTATCTCAAACAGTTACCTCACCTTCTACAGCCGTTTATGCGGGTATCAGATTTGTATTTACAACACAGAACTCCTACAACCTAGACATGATTCAATTTTCACCAAGTGCTACAGCAACAACATTTGATGAAGCAAGAGCAATTGATTTGTTTGTAACTCCACGAACTGTAAACATTTTAAAGAACCCTTCATTCGAAACCAACGCTACTGGCTGGACTACAAACTCTTCAACTACAAGAGATAACTCAACTGTGCCTGAAGGTCTTCCTGGTGCTTACTCTTTAAGACTATCTGGACAAACAAACTTCAGTCTCTCAACAATCTGCAATACATCTCCAACTGTTTACAAATTAACTCAAGGTAATTGGTACGTCTTTTCTTTGTATATGAAAGCCTCTGCTACATCCTCATTAACTATGAGCATTGTGGCAGACGATGACGACTCAACTTCTTTAGAAAGTGGAACCAAGGTTGTTCCATTAACAACTTCTTGGGCTAGACAATTTGTTTCAGTGTATGTACCTGAAGGACTATCAACCAATAACAACATAACAGTTACCTTTACTCTGTCTGGAACTGTAGGTTCTGGTGTTAATGTTTGGGTTGATAACGCTCAATTTGAACAGGCTTTTAAACCTACAGATTATTTTGATGGGTCATTGCCACAGGCTTCTGGAGTTTTCTGGTCTGGAACGGCTCATGCTTCATACTCGTACAAATATGACAACTGGACTATTAAAATGGCAAGACTTTTAAATACGTTGAAGTACTGGGTCCCTATGAATGCCCCATGGCGAGTCACCTCATACAAGGGATTAGAAGGAACATCAGCCACCTTCTCTTGACCTATAGCGGAGTCGTAGTAGGCTCTGCTCATGGAAACCTTAATTGACATACTACTAGCCACCCTTTTTACTTCTTATTTTGTGGGGGCAATTGATGCCTTCATTGATTTAAAAAAGTTTAAAGGGTTTATTGCATTAGCACTATCAGTAGGAGTGTTCTACATGATGGGCTACATCTCATACGACCTAGCAATACTTGCACCAGGCAGTGCTTTCTTGTCGCTTGCCATAATGTCTGTATTAGACCGACCAATTACAATCCAACCACCACGACGTTTTTAGGAGCATAAATGCCACGACTATTAATTGTGGGAACCTCTGATGACGTAGATGTAACTCACGGATTTCGTATGCTTTTAGAGCAGAAGACAATCACTGAGATATTCCTACCTGATGCAGAACCCAACGAAACCCACGACCAAATCATTATGGCTGCATCGGAAAAGAACATCCCCGTACAAGTCGGGTCTTCTTTAGAAGAACTCTTAGAGTCTTTGCCCAAAGAGGACCTCGTCGCCCTAGCCTGGGACGATTCAGACGAATGCTTTGAGACAGTCCTCTGGGCAACAGACAACAAGCGAGAAATCTGGGACATCTCAGATGGACTCAACATCATTGATATGGAAGCAGAGGTCCTAGAAGAACGCCTTGAAGAGGTGCTTCAAGACTTCACAGAAACCCTGGCTGCTCTGGTCTACAAGATGGTTATGGACCAAGTTGACGAGCAGGGTAAGCGAAAGTATCGTCGCTCAGAGTGAACCTGCCACACGACCTTCTAGAGGCGGAATTGACCCATCATCAGTTCCGTCTCTTAGTCGTGCTGTACTCATTAGCGGACTCTGATGGGGTCATAGAGGCTTCTGTGGCACTTCTCGGTCGCCTGACCCACACTAAAGCAGACTCCCACGTGAGAGCATCCCTCAAAGCCCTTGAAACGGGGGGTTATCTAGTCGCCACGGCCCAGAAACGCAATCGGGGTTTCTACACGACAAAGCGGTACACGCTGCCGTCGCCTCCACAGAGTCAAGCACCGTCGCCTGTACAGAGGCGGACAACACATGGTCAAGTGCTTAAGTCATATAGCCAACAGCCATTAGTACCTAATACCAATAAGTCAATAAGTTATGAAAATATAAAAATACTCAAAGTAGGTGAGGAGACCATGAATAAAAGTTGGCGAGAAGAGCAAGCCAAGGACGATTCAATCGGAGGTATCGGCAAGTT